AAAAAGTGATCAAACACTAGAACCATTTTTATCTGGTTATACAAAACAGAATACATTTATGATGAGTTCGGAAAAGATTCTTACACTTGTAGATCCAACTCCAACTTTACTTGAAAAATATGAGGATTTGATTAAAGAATGACACAACGCTTCTATACTAATGTTCAGTTGATTGGGAATCAATTTTTGGTTCGTGGAGTAGAAAATGGTAAAAGATTTGAAACAAGGGATGAGTTCTTTCCAACCCTTTTTGTAAAGACTAAAAAAGATTCTAAGTATAGAACATTAAGTGGTGAAGCAGTTGAACCAGTCAAACCTGGCACTGTCAGAGACTGTCGTGAGTTTTATAGTAAGTATGAAGGTGTGGACGGATTTGAAATCTACGGAAACGATAGATACATCTACCAATACATCTCAGAGAAATATCCAGAGAATGAAATCAAGTTTGATATTAGCAAAATCAAACTTGTAACTTTGGACATTGAAGTTGCTTCTGAAGAGGGATTCCCTGATGTGGAGTCTTGTTCTGAAGAGATTCTTGCAATTACTATTCAGGACTATACTACTAAAGAAATTATTACCTGGGGCATCAAACCCTTCAAACATAATCGTAAGGACTTGACGTATCACCATTGTCCTTCAGAGTATGAGTTGTTGAATCACTTTATTAACTATTGGATGGTGAATGTTCCTGATGTGATTACGGGATGGAACATTCAGTTGTATGACATCCCTTATATCTGTAAGCGACTCAATCGTGTTCTTGGTGAAAAACTAATGAAACGATTTTCTAACTGGGGACTGGTAACAGAAGGAGAAACTTATATCAAGGGAAGAAAGCACACCACATTTGATGTGGGAGGATTGACTCAGCTTGATTATCTTGATTTATATAAGAAGTTCACTTACACAAATCAAGAATCCTATCGTCTTGACTATATTGCTGAGGTTGAACTTGGGCAGAAGAAACTAGATCACTCTGAGTTTGATACCTTTAAAGATTTCTATACTCAGGGCTGGCAGAAGTTTATTGAGTATAACATCGTTGACGTAGAACTTGTTGACAGACTAGAAGACAAGATGAAACTCATTGAGTTGGCTCTTACGATGGCATATGATGCCAAAGTAAATTATGCTGATGTGTTTTACCAAGTCCGTATGTGGGATAACATTATCTACACCTATTTGAAGAAAAGAGATGTTGTTATTCCCCCAAAGAATAAAACTCAGAAAGATGAAAAGTATGCTGGTGCATATGTAAAGGAACCAATTCCTGGAATGTATGACTGGGTAGTGAGTTTTGACTTGAACTCGCTATATCCACACCTGATTATGATGTATAACATCAGTCCAGAAACTCTTGTGGAAGAAAGACATCCCACCGTAAATGTGGATAAGATTCTCAATCAATCCTTAAGTTTTGAACTATACAAAGACTATGCGATTTGTGCCAATGGTGCAATGTATCGTAAAGATGTTCGTGGATTCCTGCCTGAACTGATGGAGAAGATTTATAATGAACGAGTCATCTTCAAAAAGAAAATGCTTGCGGCAGAGCAAGAGTATGAAAAGACAAAGAATAAAGAACTCGTGAAAGAGATTGCTCGCTGTAATAACATTCAGATGGCACGTAAGATTCAACTTAACTCTGCTTATGGTGCGATTGGTAATCAGTATTTCCGTTATTATAAACTTGCTAATGCCGAAGCAATCACTCTTTCTGGGCAAGTATCTATTCAGTGGATTATGAACCGTGTGAATTCTTACTTAAATAAAGTTCTTAAAACGGATGGTGAAGATTATGTTATTGCTTCTGATACTGACTCTCTTTATATCAATATGGGTCCTCTGGTTGAAACTGTATACAAGGGAAGAGAGAAAACTACTGAAGGCATTGTCACGTTCCTTGATAAGATCTGTCAGTTGGAACTTGAGAAGTATATTGAAGGTTCTTACCAAGAATTGGCTGACTATGCGAATGCCTATGAGCAGAAAATGATTATGAAGCGTGAATGTGTTGCTGAACGTGGAATTTGGACTGCAAAGAAGCGATACATTCTTAGCGTATGGGATAGTGAAGGTGTTCGTTATGAGAAACCAAAACTTAAGATTAAAGGTATTGAAGCAATCAAATCATCAACTCCTGCCCCTTGTCGTAAAATGCTTAAGGACTCTTTCAATATTATGATGAGTGGTACTGAAGATGATATGATTAATTATATTGATAAGTGTAGGCAAGAATTTAAAAAACTTCCTGCGGAAAATATTTCATTCCCTCGTTCTGCCTCTGATGTTCAGAAGTATCAGTCATCTTCAAACATTTATATGAAAGGAACTCCCATTCACGTTCGTGGAGCACTTCTCTTTAATCATTATATTAAACAAAAGAAACTGACAAACAAATATTCTGCAATACAAAATGGAGAGAAGATTAAGTTTGTTTATCTTAAGAAACCAAACATCATTCACGAAAACGTTATTTCATTTATTCAAGATTTTCCAAAGGAACTTGATCTTGACAAATACATAGACTATGACTTACAATTTGAGAAAGCATTTCTAGAACCACTCAAGATTATTCTTGATTCGATTGGGTGGAGTGTGGAAAAAACTGCAAACCTTGAACTTTTTTTTGCTTAATGGATCTACCTATTAATGATCAAGAACTGAATACAATTGTAAAAGCAATGGCTCTTGGTGGAGACACTGCCTTATATCAAAAACTTAAATTGGTAAAAGAACTTAAAGAACAAGGTTTACCTTATAAAAAAATACTTCGTGAACAATACGGGATGGTAGCGTGATGATTAAAGTTAAATACCAACTTAAAGAATATCCAAACACAACTCTCTTTAAGTTCTTTAAAACTGAAGAGCAGGTAGATATTTTTAAATCTAAAAATCCACATTATATTTTCGAGTGATTTATGGACTTTCTTAAAGATATTGTAAAAGAGATCGGTGATGACTATACAAAGTTAGCATCCGACATTGATGAAACTGAAACTTATGTGGATACGGGTTCATACGTTTTTAATGCACTGGTTTCAGGTAGCATATTTGGTGGTGTATCTGGGAATAAGATTACTGCTATTGCTGGAGAGTCTTCTACTGGAAAGACTTTTTTCTCTCTCGCCGTTGTTAAGAACTTTCTTGATACTCATCCCAATGGTTACTGTCTCTACTTTGACACTGAAGCTGCTATCACTAAATCTCTTTTAGAATCTCGTGGAATTGATACTTCTCGTCTTGTTGTTGTTAATGTTGTTACAATTGAGGAGTTTCGTAGTAAAGCACTCAAAGCAGTAGATCTATACTTAAAAAAACCTGAAGAAGAACGCAATCCTTGCATGTTTGTCCTAGACTCTTTAGGTATGCTCTCTACTAGTAAAGAGATTAATGATGTGCTGAATGATAAAGAAGTTCGTGATATGACTAAATCACAACTTATCAAAGGTGCATTCCGTATGCTCACACTCAAATTAGGTCAAGCAAATGTTCCACTCCTTGTCACAAATCATACATACGATGTCATCGGAGCTTACGTACCAACGAAAGAAATGGGCGGAGGTTCTGGACTCAAGTACGCAGCAAGTACGATCATCTATCTCAGCAAAAAGAAAGAGAAGGATGGAACAGAAGTGGTCGGAAATATTATCAAAGCTAAGACTGCTAAATCGCGTCTGAGTAAGGAGAATAAGAATGTTGAAGTCCGTTTGTATTATGATGAGCGCGGTCTTGATCGTTACTATGGTCTTCTGGAACTTGGTGAACTTGGTGGACTCTGGAAGAATGTAGCAGGACGCTATGAGATGGATGGCAAGAAAATCTATGCTAAACAGATTCTTTCTAATCCTGAAGAATATTTTACTGAAGAAGTAATGGAGAAACTTGATGAGATTGCTCGTCAAGAATTTAGTTATGGGTCATGATTAAGGTCCTTAAGACTGGAATCAATGTATCTAAAGTTGTAGAGCAACTTAAAAAGTATCCACAAGACTGGGACCATCAGAAACATCTAAAGAATTCTGAGTCTTTAGTTGATAGAGGATTTGCTGACTTGCCAGT